AAAGAAGCTCTGCTTTTGATAGAAAAACAAGAAGGCTATAGCGTTCAAGACGAATGCCAAAAATCCTTTTTGAAATATATTAATCAGATGTGGCCAGAGTTTATTTGCGGCCGTCACCATCAAATATTTGCAAAGAAACTAGAAGAAGTAGCAACGGGTAAGTGCAGACGTTTAATCGTTAACATGCCGCCTCGTCATACCAAATCAGAATTTGCTTCAACCTATTTTCCGTCTTGGATAATGGGACTTAATCCTAAAATGAAAATAATGCAGACAACGCATACCGGCGAACTTGCAGTTAGGTTTGGTAGGAAAGTTAGAAACTTGATGGATCAAAAAGAATACAAGCAAGTATTTCCTGAAGTTCAATTACAAGCCGATAACAAATCAGCAGGTCGTTGGGAGACAAATAAAGGGGGCGAATATTTTGCGGCTGGTGTAGGTGGAGCGGTTACTGGACGGGGTGCGGATTTATTGATAATTGACGATCCTCATTCTGAACAAGATGCACTTTCGCCGACAGCGTTAGAAAGTGCTTGGGAATGGTACACCTCTGGTCCTCGTCAGCGTTTGCAGCCGAAAGGAGCTATCGTAATTGTTATGACTAGATGGTCATCTATTGATTTAACAGCCAAACTTTTAGAAGCGCAAAAAGAACCGTTGGCTGATCAATGGGAAGTGATAGAGTTTCCAGCCATATTACCTAAATCCGATGAACCCTTATGGCCAGAGTTTTGGGCTAAAGATGAATTGTTAAAAGTTAAAGCATCTTTGCCTGGAATGAAATGGAATGCGCAATGGATGCAACAACCAACTGCTGAAGAGGGTTCTATTATTAAACGAGACTGGTGGCAAAGATGGAAACACGATTCGTTGCCTAGCGTTAGTTATATTATGCAAAGTTACGATACTGCGTTCTCTAAACGCGAGACGGCTGACTTTTCTGCGATATCCACGTGGGGTGTTTTTAGACCATCTGAAGATTCACCTGAATCTATTATTTTATTGGACTGTCAAAAAGGCAGATGGGATTTTCCTGAGCTTAAAGAAATAGCGATGCGTGAATATCGTTATTGGGATACCGATATGGTGTTGATTGAGGCAAAAGCTTCAGGGACTCCTTTGACGCAAGAATTAAGACGAATGGGGATTCCTGTTGTAAACTACTCACCCACGCGTGGTCACGATAAAACAACACGTATGCACTCGGTTGCTCCAATCTTTGAATCAGGTATGGTTTGGGCTCCTAATATGATGTTTGCAGAAGATATGATTGAAGAATGCGCTGCATTTCCATTTGGAGCTAATGACGATTTATGTGATACTATGACTCAGGCGCTGATGCGATTCCGTGAAGGTGGATTTGTTTATCTAGACAGCGACTATGAAGACGAGGAAAGAGAACCAGTTAGAAGGGTTTATTACTAATGGCAATTGAAAGACAAGTACCAGATCCAGCTCAAAATGTTGAGCCAGTTCAAGATTTAACAACTACTCAATCTACTGAAGATATTGATGATCAAATTATTGATGTTTTAGAAGGATTGGGAGAAGAAGACATCCAATATCAAGAAGACGGTTCAGTTATTTTAGGCGAACAAGACTCAGAGATGCCTTCGCTAGGTTTTGGGGAAAACCTAGCAGAGGTTGTTTCTGAAGAAGAATTAGACAAAATTTATGTAGAGTTAACGGCCGCGATCGAAAACGATAAGTCTGCTCGCGAAGATTGGGAAAAAACTTATACCGATGGATTGAAATATTTAGGTATGAAGTTTGACGATGAAAGATCAGAGCCATTTGAAGGAGCCAGCGGAGTTATCCATCCTCTGCTTGGCGAATCCGTTACTCAGTTTCAAGCGCAAGCTTACAAAGAATTACTACCCCCTCAAGGCCCAGTCAAGACGCAAGTCGTTGGCGAATACAATTCCGCTGTAGAAGAACAAGCTCAGCGTGTACGTGAGTTTATGAATTATCAAATTACTCACGTGATGGAAGAGTACGACGAAGAGCTAGACCAAATGCTTTTCTATCTGCCGTTGGCAGGTTCTGCATTTAAGAAAGTGTATTACGATGAAAACATGCAGCGAGCTGTTTCTAAGTTTGTTGCTCCAGAAGATTTAATTGTTCCTTACTATACGACCGATTTAGAATCTTGTCCTAGGATTACGCATCTAATTAAGATGCCTGAGAATGATGTTAAAAAATTACAAGCAATTGGTTTTTATCGAAATGTAAAAGTAAGTACTGTTGATATGCCAAATAAAAATTCTGGTCTATCAACCGAGCTAGAAGATTTAGAAGGCGTAAGACCATCTTACGATACTGGTGAAGTATCTAATCTATACGAGGTTCATTGTAATTTAGACTTAGAAGGTTTTGAGGATAGAGACGAAAGTGGAGAATTTACTGAAGTTAAACTTCCTTATATCGTAACTATAGATGCTAACAGCGAAAATATTTTAGCTATCAGAAGAAACTTTTCCGAAGACGATCCGATGAAAGAGAAGATCGAATACTTCGTACATTTTAAATTCTTGCCTGGACTAGGTTTTTACGGGTTTGGTTTAACTCATATGATTGGTGGTTTATCTAAGGCTTCTACTTCAATTGTTAGACAATTAATTGATGCTGGAACTTTGGCTAATTTACCTGCTGGTTTTAAAACTAGAGGTATTAGAATTAGAGACGAAGACTCTCCGATTCAGCCAGGTGAATTTAGAGACGTAGATGCGCCTGCAGGCTCTTTACGTGACGCTATACAACCGTTACCATTTAAGGAACCAAGCGGCACGTTATTAAATTTGTTAGGATTATTGGTTCAATCAGGGCAACGATTTGCCTCTATTGCAGAAATCAACGTGGGTGAAGGAAATGCACAAGCGCCGGTTGGTACTACCTTAGCTCTTTTAGAAAAGTCTACCAAGGTATTGTCTGCTATTCATAAGCGTCTGCATTCAGCTCAGAAAAAAGAATTTAATTTATTAGCAAAAATATTTGCTGACAGTTTACCCCCAGTTTATCCATACGCAGTATCCGGCGGAATGATGGAAATCAAACAAGCTGACTTTGACGACAGAGTAGATGTCTTCCCAGTTAGCAATCCTGATATTTTCTCTACTAGCCAAAGAATAGTGATGGCTCAAGAGATGATGCAATTGGTTCAATCTAATCCTCAGATACATGGCCCAAATGGAATATACGAAGCTTACAGAAGAATGTACGCAGCGTTAGGTACTGACAATATAGATGCGCTATTAGTTCCGCCACCCGATACAGAGCCAAAAGCTACAGAAGCTGGTTTTGAAAACTCAGCGCTATTAGCTGGTGGGCCAGCGCAAGCATTTATTCAGCAAAATCATGATGCCCATATTGCAACGCATGTTAACTTGCTTAATATGCCTCCAGTACAAATGAATGCGCAAGTACAAGCAAACATACATTCGCATATTATGCAGCATTTACAAATGAAAGCTGATTTGATTGCGCAACAACAAATGCCACCTCAAGTTTTAGAGCAGTATCAACAACTCCAATCTCAAGCTCAACAACTATCTCCGGTTGATGCTGCTCCCCTCCAACAACAAGCAAATGATTTATTGGCTCAATTTAGTTCTCCAATAATGACTGAGTTGATGACTCAGTTTGCTCAGCAAGTAGCAACACCTCCGCAAGAGGATCCGCTAGTTGAAATAAGAAAACAAGAACTTGCACTCAAAGGTCAAGAGCTTCAGCAAGAGAGAGATCAGTTTGCAGTTAAAGAGCAAATGAGAGCTGAAGAGAAGATGAGACAAGATCAGATCGACAGAGAAAGGATTGACGCTCAGCGTGATATTGCTAGAATGCGAGATGATACTGCTCAAGATAGACTTGATCAGCAAAAAGAACTAAAATTAATAGACTTAGGATTAAGTCAATTTAGGTAACAAATGATTAAAAGAACTGAAATAAAAAATTTAGAAACTCCTAAAATATTGAAAAAGCAACCTTACTCAAATAAGGGTAACGTTGATTTTAACGATATGAAAAACGTCAACGCTGACGCTTCATCTAAGCCAGGTATGGGCAAAGGTAAAGCAAGAGGTATGGGCGAAGCCGAGTTTGGCGGAAAATTCTCAGGTATATACTAAGAATAGATGTCAACAATTTGGTTGGCCGACAATTTAAAGAAACGGCTAAAGGAGAAGAAAGAAGAT